CTGCAAGTTGTCTGGTTTCAACCAGTCAACGGTATGTTCATCAACAGCAGAGGTCAAACCTCTGAACAGACGGTACCTACCGTCTTCTGGCTCGTATTGTACGAGCGGGCGCGCAATGACGGACATAGCTTCCCAACGTTGAAGATTCGGGTTAAACCTTATCTTCTTATTGTGAAGCATATTCCATCTGAGGGCAATATCAGCCCCCTGTTCATTACGCGGCCAGCCACGATCCCAGAGGCCACTACCGGTCAGACCGGCAGCCAAGCCGAACCCTAAGTAGGATTCGACTTGTGCTTCGAGGTAATCGGCGAGGCTAGCTAAACCTAGCTTCCTTGCTCTATTAGCAAGGTCTATTGTGGCATAGGTTTCCGACATACTGGTGAGGGTAGGACACTGAAGGCGAGCGACATCTAACCGCTCGCCTAAGTAAGCATCCACACCACAGGATTCTCTGTAGAATCCCTCCGCAAATGTTTTGTTGTAGTTCGGCTTAAAGCCTACATACTCAAAACACTCACAGACGAACTTGCACGACTCACGTCGAACAAGGACGTCATCACCAAATACAAACACCTCAGTCGGGTTGCTACGAAGAAACTTCGTAACCGACCCTCCCGATAAGTATCTGTATGTCACACCCCTCTGTACGTATGTAGCTGCAGCAGCTACACACCAGAATACCAAGGACTCGATTGGAAAACACATAGCACTCCCCATAGGGGCGTACATGTGCAACCTTTCGAGTCCCTCTTTAGGTATTCTGACGTACATTGCTCTCGAGGCAGCCAAGAATTGTACGACATGCTTGTTAAACAAGTAGCGTACGAGACCCCAGCTGACTAGATCGCTAGCATCCTTCAGATCGATAGTCGCAAACTCTAGAGTCCGTGAGGATTCCAGGGCCAGGCTACCGTTCTGTGTTTGATCGTCGAATTTAATCGACGAAGAAGGCTCCCCGTTGTTTAGACGGTTAGTCTTAAGGATAGCGGAGGACTCAATCGCCTTATTAAGAGAACGTAGCTGCCCTTGCTGAATCCACATCAAGCCAACTGGCTGGGTGCAGATGACGCGAGGACCACGCTTATCTTTTGGGACGATCGCCAGCTTACACGAACTATTTGTGTATCTGGCCGAGCGGTGATCAAACCACTCAGGAGTAGGAACATTCCAATCAGACATTGGGTAGTACTTGTCACAAAGACGAGTACTCGCCATATCTAACTTGGACCACTTGTCATAGCCACGCTTAGCATCAGACACAGCACCTGGGCCATGCGACGGCCGGATATTCCGGAAGTCGCAACGGTCCATAACTATGCCCGCTAATAGACGTGCCATTTCAAGTACACGGCTTCTGTCATCCTGGCTTAAGGCTTTCGCTTTATACCAAGAATATGACAAACCAGCGCAAGTAGTATTTCTACTACGAAAGCCGGCAATCGCCGTTTGTTCCTGTTCTTTCGTGACTTCATGTGACTTACTCTTATATGTGAACAGACATATCTGGCGCAGGACTCTCAAGGTTGCCGCTGAGCGGTTCGCTAGGAATCTAAGCACCAGAGCTACCAGCTCTGTAGGCGAGCGCAATGAAGTCGACAATGTCGACGTTGCGCCAATCCCAGTGACCACTATTACAGCTTCATCCCCGAAGGGACTGCTTTCATAATAGGAGTCGTAACAGAGCGCCTCTCCATCGAGGCTTATCAAGTGAACAACATGATCGGCTTGACCAATATGTTCAATTAATACTAATATGTCTCTCCACAGCTGCTCATAAAGAGCGGCCCTGGAGATGTCAAGTTGAGGGTTAAACCCTAATATGCTTGACACGTCAATCTGCAGGCGATTATATATTGTCTGTATATTCATACAACATCGTCCTATATAGGACTAATCACCTACTACGATACGACTGAGCTCATCAGCAAAATGCTGAAGAGCACATTCAGGTAGGCTATCAAAGGGATTAACCCTTGATAGCTTACTAATAGACGTCGTCCGAGGACGACCACCAGCTAGCCCGGGATCGCCAATAGGAAGTAAACTTCCAGAACGGCGAGCACGGATTAGTAGTAACCACATAGCAAAGAAGATAACATTCGGCTCCTTGAAGGAGTCGTCTGAAACCTCAATTGCATACTTAGTTACATTCTTGAGCTCGAATACCTTCCTTATCATTCCGTAGGCCCATTTCAGGGACTTCGTACTGCATTGGGAAGGTTCGATCCAAGAAAAGCTCCGTCCGTCACCGAAATATACGGTTTCGTTAAGGAGCGATGATGTTATTTCTACCGATGTTGACTTTTTCATTGTATATACTCTGACTAAGCCCCCATGGGCAGTTATCTGTCTATTAGGCCACTTCGTGGTTCGTTACGATGGCAATGTTTGCCGTACGCAACGTAATCGCAGAGGCCATGAAATCAGTGAGATCGGCGAGTGCTGCGGCGATATTAGTCGCATCAGCATCATCCGGAATCACTGCGTTAAGCATCCAAGACACGGTCTTCATCACACCAGACCCACTATCATAAGTGCGGTCGATGCGAATCAGAGAACGTGTATCGATGCTGCCTGGCTCGACTGGGTTCTTGGTCTCTTTATGAGAGACCGTGAGCACGTCGGGCAACGTATCTCCACGTGAGCGCGTTACTAAAACGACTGACGTGGGAGTAGGGGACTTCGTTTTATTGAAGACCTTACTGTTTAGGGTGATGGTTGTATTCATCGTTGTTACTGGCGGGGAATAGTCTCCCTGGGACAACATGTGAAACATGACATGTTAGCAAGTTGCGCATAAGATACAAGCGCGTGTATTTTTGATGATACATAGTGAACTGAACGATTCTCGTCAGATCACTACGATGGTTACTATTTATTTGACAGTAACCTAGCTAGCGACCATAGCGGAAAAATCCGCCTCGCCGGTTCAGGGCAGTATTGGCGATAAATCGACCAAGACGACCCGGAACTCTATCACCAAATCGGAGGACATTACGCCCTCCACTCGTAGACGAGAGACCAACAAGTGCAAGAAGCACATATTGAATCTCTCTCCTAGGGTATGTCAGAGGAGGAAGTAGCGGCACAGTAGTCGGAGTCCGACTATAGTACCGTTGCTTACTCTTCCACCTCAAGATGGAATGTCCATCAACACCCTTGGTATAGCGAGACACGACTCGTGTTCGCAGATCGGAGACACAGACCTTGACGTCGGAAACGTCGCGGACTAGGGAACCTTGAAGGTTCTCTATCGCGCCACCGATGTTGAAGAACCAGTCAATGATGAACGAATAGCTCGTCAATGACCAGACCGTTGCTAAGGATGGGATCAAGCCAAGGCGACCTAGAGAATCTAGGAGACCCTGACCTGCTCCGTTAAGCTTAGGCTTTACCTTAGCCCGGATGGTGACTACAACCATCCGGTCTTTGTCTTCTGTTTTCGCTTCATAATGATAGCCATTCCATGAATATGGAGAGCCAGCATTATCAAACAAATAGCTATAATCGTTAACGGTTTCCTTAAGGCGAAACTTATAATGTCTCACTATAAGGCGTTCCTTCGATTTTAGCTTCTTCCGGACAGACTTCGGAAGACGGCGTAGCTCTTTAGCAACGGCCCTAAGGTCGCTGATAACAGGACGCCAGCCAAACGAATAGTTTAGAAAACCACTCGTAAGGTTGGTAGCTAGGCCTTTTCGTCTATTCCACAGGTCGAAGAGCTTCGGGAATTCCCGTAACTCAGCGATTGACTGTGATCCATCTAGTCCTCGATACTCATTAACGAACATGTTGTATGCGTTAAAAACGCATCCACCAAGGTCGTCAGTGCTGTTCCCTGTGACTGGGATGTACAGTTCGGGGTGCGTTATGTCGGGCAAGAGACCTTGATAATCTTGGTCACTTGTCGTCGGCATATAGCCCTCGTACCGCGTTCGTGGATTAGGCGCGTTAGACATGTCCCCACTGTCATAGACATTGTAGGGGCAATTATGCAGCTCAATATCATACTTCAGGTGCGTCACGGGCTTATTTTTCCGTGATGAACCTGTAGGCTCGTCTACCATAGACGAACGAGACTCGACATAGCCGGGGTTCCCCCCGACGATCGTTGAAGTATTACCATTGGTAAGGTCAACGGCAGTCCTATTGGTTGCACCAACAGTAGTCGACTGAACTCGAGTTCTCATTAAGCGTGCAAATGGTGAGTCCTGTGTTTCGTAGCTAAATGCTACGGGATACACG